AACGCGGAATTCAACTGTCGTTGCTTGCGTCTTGCTTGGATAGCAGAATCGTTGTGATTGACTATGGCACCTGAGGTCTCATCTCTGACAAGACCGTCATGCCCTTTGACTTTAATATAACCCATACGCGGAAATTAAAATGCTGCTACTGCTCTAATATCTTGAATCTTAGGAACAAATGCCGGGTCAACTCCTTTCATAACAATTTTAATAGCAAAAGATGAAAACTCTGGGAGATCAGACACACTATAAGTAATGTCTTGATACGAAGATTGTTTCTCTACAATAGAAGAAATTGTATTTTCTGGAGTAGCAATCTCTAGAGAATTTGGTTTTCCATTTTCATTGAAGTATATCCAGTTAATGTCTTCAAAGTTTTCTTGACTTGAAGATTTTTTAAACTTGTAAAGAACTTGAACATCATTAATATCTTTAGAATTTAATGTTATGTGAACATCAACAGCAGTCGCGGGATTATTAATTACGACTTCTTTTGTAACATATTTTGCTACAGTAGAACTATTCTTAGACGTGTTATCGGAAACATATTCTATTCCGTTGGCATAAGTAATAGTTTTGATTTCTAAGAATCTTGCTTCACTATCTATTTGATTTGGATACTTGAGGAAGTCTCCTACTCTAAAGATATCAGAAAGTTGATCAATTACAACAGAATTTCTATTAAACACTGTATTATCAATGATCCTTCCAGTGAAGTCATCTATCAATGGTTGTGTATCATTTCTGACTTCTAATTCTTGAGTTTTATTATTCCATATAACCGCAGTTCCTGTAATAATGTTATCATATGATTCTAAAATATTAGACGGATTTCTGGCAACCATAGTTGCTGCGTCAGGAATATCAATGAATACTTCAATTGGATTAGTATCAATAGTAGCAGCTGGAACAACTACACCATTAACAGTTTCGACTAACGTTGTTTGATTTCCTAGTGTAACTCTTTCTCCCCTCTTGAAGAATTGACTTGTTTTAAGTCTCACATAAACTGTAGAACCATCAACTTTGGCAATAGTACCAACTGCTTTTGAAGTATATCCTTCAATAGCTTGGTTATCTTGAATTTGACTACCGCTGGTATTTCCTATATTAAACTTATAGATTGGGTAGAATTTAATGATTTGATCTCTTCTTCCGTATCTGTCTTCTTGTCCAGTAGCAGATTCAATTCTATTTGATATAGTTTTGACACTTGCTGTGGAAAGATCAACTACAGGAGAAAGATATGAAACAGTAGATGAAAGAGACAACTTATACATTAATGAAGTAACATTGTTTAATGTCTCATTAATGTCAGAAGCAATAAATTTTTGATTCGTAAAATAATGTGGTTCATTTAAAAATGTCTTTTCATAATCTGTTTGTGAGTACGATGTGTAATTATTAGTTGTTGAATCTACAGGAACAACATTTGTTGTTTTGATAGAAGAACTTAGTTTAGTTCCAGTAAATGATAAGTATTGAATTTGTGGATATAAAATTTCATATTTTCTATTGTAAGTAGCATATACTGCTTCACCACCACCTTCAATATTTCCAGAAGCAGCAATAGTTGATACAATATTGTAAGTGTCAATTCCACTATTTGTAATTTGGAATAACTTACTATTTAAAACATCCGAAGTTACACCACCAGTTTCAACTGCACCTTTGAAGAAAACATAAGAAGATCCGGAAGTTTCAAATCCATTATCTCTATGTGATACTTGAATAATATTATTATTGTTTCTGAATAGGTTTGAAGTCGCGTTTGTATTAGCTGTGGCATTAGTATTAAATGGATTCTTAGATAATAACTCATATCCTAAAGATTCGTTTGTTAATACCAACTCTGCAGTTTTGGTGATATTAAATTCTGCTCTGTATAGAGTAAACTTGACATCCTCAAAATTATCTTCTGTCCAATTGTCTACATTTTGTGATCTGTATACTGAACCAAGAGAAGGTTGCGTCGTAACAACAGTGCTTGTAGAAACATCAACTTCTCCAAGTCTAGATACCCAAATTTCATAGTCAGTTGAATCTGTTTCAATTGCCATAGCGTACTCTGTGTCATTCTGTAGATATACAGGATGTTCAAATTCAAAATGTGTTGGAACAGTGGAATCTGTGAGACCAGTCTGATCCACTGCTACACCCATCCTAACAGCTGGACTATCAATCTCTATCTCAGTCTCAATTATCGCTCCTCCAGCGCCATTACCGATGCCTTTGATGACGACCGATGGAGGTTCGGTATATCCAAATCCATTCAAACTAATTTCTGTATTATAAAGTTTGCCATCAGACACTTCCACACTAGCAGTAGCAACAGATCCACCAGGGAGTTGTGGACTTTCAATGGTTAGAATTGCGTTGGTATAATTTTGTCCCGTAGATGTAATTCTAATATTTGAAACTTTACCACTATCTTTCGCAACAGTTAGAACTCCAAATTCTCCCTGTGTATTGTTTCTGAGAGTTACTGATGGAACTGAAAGTTGTTCGTTTTGATTAAACGAACGACCATTATGATTACTCAGAACAAGTGTATATACTTGCTCATTTGTTAACAAAAATCTACCAGAAGAAGATGGAACTAAATCAACACCATTTTTATCAATAACCTTTTCAATTGGACCACTTGCGGCAGAAGTAGTTCCCGTTACGTTTTCGCCTTTGGTAATATAAACATTTCCATTTGCCGAGAATTTGATATACGTAAATGGGGATAGGATTTTTTCTGTTCCAGGAATAATATTTTTGCCTGGTTTGTCTGAGTCTACATTGGTCAAGTATACTTTGACAGGAACCTTATTACTCTTTTTGTTAAAGTAAAGGTCAATGCCAGTAGTAAATACTCCACCATCATAGTTTTCAACTTTAAATGTTTGAGCAAGTGGATTTGGTCTTACAGGATTGTCTGTATTACTATCAACAAATTGAACACCCTCATTTGCTTTAAAGAAAGATGGTTTAGTTGAGATAATACTAACAGGATTTTCTGGTAAAATGCCAGTAGCATAGTATTTGACTTCTGCGTAAGTAGATACTGTTAGTTTATCAGCATCACTATCGCTTGAAGTAAACCTAAAAGTCTTAACTCCAGATGTAATTCTTACTTCTTCAGAATCTGTATCATAATCAACAGTATCAACATCGCCACCCCATGTAGCATTTTGTCTAGGAGCAAAACCTGCAGGTAATAAGATTAGTCCACTAGCATTACCATCGTTATCTGTAGTTATATTGCCGTTAAAAGCTGATAATGAATTACCAGCAATACCAGTAAATCTAAGATCAGGATTTACCCAACGACTGATATCTCTACCTTCCAAGAATACTGAAATATTAGTATTCGGTTTTAGTCTGCTAATTACAAACTTGACGGGTTGACTTCTAGCAAAGAATTGTAGTGAGGTGGATACAGAATTGCCTCTGACGATAGAAGATTGTACTCCTTTAGCAACATCATTATTTTGTGGACTGATGTTTGAAGAACTTGAAACAGAAGCCTTACTTACAGAAGACTGAGATTCCAAGGAATTGATCTGTCCTAGAGAATTTATAGATGTGAATGATGGAGAAGATCCAACCCAGTTTATAACAAAAGAATTGTATAAACTGGAAAAACTTTCTCTTACATCTTGCTTAGCAAGAAAAATCTTGTATAGATCCGTATTTGTATCTACTACAAGAGGTTCTATTGATTGATCATACCACTGATCAATACTTGGTGATATTGAAGCATCGCCAACATATTGTAGAACAACAAATGGATTTGGATTTAGTGTTTTTGAAGCAAAACTATTACCTAATAGATTCAAACTAGTATAGGGAAGAGTAATAATGTTGCCAGATTTTTTATATCCAGAAACAAATCTTTGATCTTCTCTAGTATTAAGTTCTTCTAAGAATAAAGAATCTTCCTTAGATTGTGGACGTAAAACTGATTGCTGAGAATCAACCGCACATTGGTAATCAAGAGATACTAGATTTCCAGATCTATGAGATTCAAAATTATCAACTAAGAAACCTGATTTGAATCTATCCAAACCAATTTCGTCTTTGACCTGCATGTTTAAAGCTTGTTGCTCTAAAATGCTGAGTGTAGTATAATATTCAAGACGCTCAATACGCTTCTCTAGTTTGCCGATATCACGCATTGTATAACGGCGATTATCGACTGATGTAATTCTTACATCTTTGCTGGTTTGAGTAAACGCAGGAATATAGGCATAGAATAAAGCAATCGCATCATCAATAGGATCTGGTTTAGTTGGATTTAATGAAGAGTTTCCTTCCTTAACAATAAAGTTTCCATTTTTATTTAAGAAAACTCCATCAATTCTATCAAGATATTGTACTTGACTAAAGGAGATTGTGTACTCTAGTCCAAGATCTGGTGCTGGGGTAGCAGCAATTACAGATCCCACTCCAGCAAACTTACCTACACTATCTGCCAATGAAGATTGATCTTGGAAACCAGCGATAGTTGATGCAGAATCAACCTTAGGTCTAAAGTCTAATAAATTTTTTAAATTTACAATTCCATATACAGAAGAATTGAATGAAGGAATAAGGTCTTCGGTTACACCTGCTTCATGAATATAACTATCAATTGTACAGAAGTCTCCCTGAGACTGTTCAAAGTAATCAAAAGCAATTACAAGTTGACCTGTAGTTTGTTCTTTTCCAGGTTTTAATACAATACGAGAAACATCATATACGGTATCTCTTTGTCCATTATCAAACGTAAATCTATCTGTTACATCTATTCCGGAAATTAACTGTCCTGAAGTATCAACGGTTGGTGGTTGTGTTGCGCTACCCTCATAGACATATTTCAGTTTATAAGCATCCGAATACGAAATAGTTTCAACAACATCACTATCGTAATTAGTTCCTCTAAATGGAATTACACGATCTCCTGAAGAAGTGACAACAATTCTTCTGTTTTCAATAGAAGTTTTTAATCTAGGTTTGGCATTTGAAACTTCTAATGTTGCGGATAGTTTTAACTTGGGGAATGTACCATTTACTGGAATAGTTCCAAAGTATGATGTTGGTAAATTAAGACTAATACTACCAGATGTTAGTCCACTTGCTGTATCAGTAGCAGAACTAATGTCCACAGAATCTACATCAACGTAAATGATATCACCTTTACTAATATTTGGAGCATCACCTGGATCTAATACAGTAATGATATAATTTTCTTCAGTAAAAGTGGCAAACCTTTGTGTGCCAAATGGTAGTTGAGCAGCAAAAGTGATTGTACCACCAGACGTAGACGCTGTAGTTACGAAATCTCTACGGAAAAAATACTTGATATTTGTTTCTTCGGGTGTACTAGAAACTTTTTTAATTTGATTGCTTCCTGTTGGGAATAGTAAAGTTCCTAAGTTAGCATTTTCTACTCTTGGACGTAATCTAACAATACTAGTATTGGTTACATTACCAGGAAGAACAGTATCCATGTATACTCTAGACTTAGAAGATCCTTGTCTTTGAGTAGCATATTGTACGACAGCACGAACTAGTGTATTGCTTTCATCTGAAAACTGAATAACATCTCCTTGCTGTAGCAAAATACTGGCATCAGCACTAAAACTAGTAGATTCTATAAAATTATAACCTTTAGAACCAAAGAAAGTAAAATCAGTGACTGATTTAATTTCAGCATACGATTGATCATCTGTGACTAAATCTGCAGTAAAAATATTAGCATTACCAGATCCATATTGTGCTGCTACAGATTTTACATTTTGTGGTGTGTAAGTCGTTACAGAATTTCTAGTTAGTACAGGTAAAATGACAGCACTAATGCTAGGATTAGCAGATCCATCTGGTTGTTTAATAGATACCGATGGTGGTTGAGAATACTCTGTAGATAAAGCAGACTTATTATTAATTTGAATTGTGTAGAACGAACCGTTTGTCAAACGCATCAACTCTGCTGCTGCAGCATCATATTCTACGCCATTAACGATAATAGTAGAACCATCAGCATATCCAAGTCCACGATTAGCTACAATAAATTTAGAAATTGTGTTATCTTTAGCAATTTTATTTGTAACTCCGTCTTCATCTCTAATAGATTCTCCGGAAGTAAATTTACCAGAAAGAGTTTTTACAAATAGAATACTGCCAATAGAATATGTTCCAGAAGGTGCTCCTTCAACAACTCCATAAGCACCACTAGTCAATCCAACAACATACTTACCAATTCCAAAACTATTATTTTGTGGAACAGTTTGCAGTAGTAATTTTGTATAAAATTCGGGGTCAAAATAAGAAAGACCAAAAATAGCATTGTATGTATCACCGCCTCCCGCCAATCTTCCTTTAGATAAAATAATGTCAGAGTCTGAATTGAATCCAAGACCTCTATTCTTTAAGAAATAGTTGCTTGGTTTTGCTCTACCAACTAAAGGTGTGATAGTTTCACTGTAGTCGATAATATATCCCAATTCATTACTATCAGTCGCAGCATCTGCTTCTGATAAAAATAGATTTCTTTCATAGTTAGTATCGCCTGGATCGTATTCCAGCATCAATAATTCAATATCTTCTTTCTCTCCAACTACTGTTAATTCTAGGAATAAAACAGAATCATTAGCGTTGAGTAATGGTTTGTTTACTTTAGCAAAAGATAACGATTTTAATGTTCCTGTTGTAAGAGCATTGCCAGCATCATCTCTAGTTTTGATAAAATACAAATCTGCCAAATTAGCAAACGTACCATCTGTAATTGATGCCAATGTAGTGGTTGTGTTCGTTACATTAATAGTAACTGTTTTAATACCATCATTACTTGTTAATGTGGTTCCTCTTTTATTTAAAGTTTGTCTATGGTCTGTAGATTTTTCTGATCCATTAAGACCAATAGATCCATCATTATAAGTAGCGAATAAATTGATATATGGATATGCGGTGAGATCTCCACCTTCTTTATTTAATGGGACACTTCCATACGTGTTAGTAATATTGAAAGTGGGAAGTCCTTTAGTTTTCAGTATAACATTATCACTTGAAAGAGATTCTCTTGCTTTGCTAATTTCTAAAAATTTTGTCTCTTTGTTGACAATTTCATATCCTCTGATATATGCTTTACCTGGTCCAATACCAGCAAGCATTTTTCTACTTGCTTCAGACTCACTTAATCCGTTATATAGATCAAACTCATCAACTTTATAAACACCACCATTTTTATCTTTTTGTGCATATTCTCTGATGTCCACAGAGAAATTATTTACAACATAATCACCACTTTCGTCAAAAGTTCTTCTAGCAAGAGTTTGCTCAATTAAACTGTAGTTTGTAGGAGATACTTTTTTCTGTACTAATCCTTTGTATACTGTGATTAGTTGAATAAAATTCTTATCTGTCGCTTCAGATAGTTTAAATTTCTTAATTGTTAAACTAATCTTTAGTCTGTGTGCGCCAGGAGCAGAATAGTTTGCAGATCCAATAGAATTATCATATAGAGATGCATCTTCTTCTGGAGTAACAACTTCTTCAACGATAGTAAATCCAACTTTTGCGGATGGATTATTATAATAGTCGTCTATTACTAAAAGTTGTTTTTCGTTTCTAACAAAATATCCATTTACGAAATATATACCTTCTTCTACTTTTACAGCAGAAGCATATCCCATAGCAGGACTTTCTAGTGGAGTAACTTCATCCGTATCTGGATTTGTAATTTGGATACTAGTTGGAAGAACACTTCCATCAGTTCCAACAACTAGTAATGGACTATTAACTCCATCTACTACTTCGAGTGTTTCTCCTTGACGAAATGTATCATCTAAATTAGAATTTCCGCTACTTAGATAATTTACATATACTGTATCAGCAGTAGAATCTGTTGCTAACTTTGTTTCTAGAACAGTAGCAATTACCCCAGAACTCAAACCTCGGATTTGTAATCCAATAAGCTGACTAATATCATATTTTTTATAAACGATATCATCGCCATCTGATACAGCGACTTCTGATACAGAAGATAGTTTTACGTAATCTAGTTTGGTGTTAAGTCCAACCTCTCCAGGGACAACTAAGTCTCCTTGTTTGAAAGCATACTTACCAAAACTTTCAACCTGATTCTGTAGAATAGATTGTATTTGTGTTAATTCTCTAGTCTGGATAGAATACCCAGGACGGAAAAGAATCTTATAGAA